CCGGTCGCTGGCAGTCTCGGGTCGCCGGACGCGAATCCATTCATCGGCACGTCGGGTCTCGGGCTCGTCACCGACGTGGCGGCACTCGCGAGCAACACGCAGTACACCACGATCATCATCAACGTCGGAGAGGACATCTACGGTCTCGCGCGCCGCTTGCTCGGCGACATCAATCGGTTCATGGACCTGGTGCTCGTCAACCGGCTGGAGTTCCCGTTCATCGTCGCGGATCCCAATCAGAAGCCTCCCAACACGCTCGCGTGGGGTGACAGCGTGCTCGTGCCAGTGACGTCGTCCAACGCGACAGGTACTAGCATCGCAGGGTCATCTGACAGCGACATGGTGCCGACCACGTCAGGTACTGTGTCGACGCCGTCGCTGCCGAGTCAGCTGATCGACGTCGACGCTGCGTGGTTGACCGACCAGTGGATCGGCTACACGGTCACCGCGACCACCGGTGGCTTCACGCAGCCGCTGATCGTCTTGAGCAACACGGCGACTCAGCTCACGCTCAACGGCAACTTCACGATCACGATCACACCAGGCACGACGACGTACGCCATCACGTACAACCTGTTCAACCCACGTCGACCGCTCACGGCCGACGCACGCGCGTTCGGCACGGACTTCCTAGTGGTGTACGACAGCGACGGTCATGCGGACCTCGCGATCGGAGCGCGCGGAGACCTCGCGCGAGTCTCCGGGCTCGACAACTTCATCCAGGCGATCACGCTCCGCGCGCGATGCCCGATCGGGTTCCATCCGTTCCATCCGTCGTACGGGCTGCCTGCACCTGTCGGTCGTCCCGCCACCGACAGCGTGTTCGTGCTGAACTCGTTCTTCACGCGTCGGTCGCTGTTGTCTGATCCACGCGTTGGCAAGGTGCGCAACGTGCAATACAGCCTGGTCGGCGACACGACAACGTTGAACGCTGAGGTGCAACCTGTAGACTCACGACTCTCGCGTCCGATATCGATCCAGGTGGGGACCTAGCATGACCACAGCTCTACGATTCCTCACGGCTCCTGAGGTCCTCGCGAACATGTTCGCGCACGTTAAGTCTCCGACGGGTCTCGGTTCAGACGCCGACCTCCTGCCGGGTTCGGCTACGCGCACGACGCTGGAATGTGCCGCGCTCTCCGACGCCGCGATCTACGTGCAGATGAGCCGACTGCTCAACCTGTTCTCGCTCGACAAGTGCCGCGGCGATGACCTCGACCAGCGCGCGGTCGAGATCGGTTCTGACATCCTCACCTTCCTGCGCCGCCGCCCGGCGCAGACGAGCGTCGCCGACATCATCGTCGGCAACGGCACGTTCCTCCAGAACACGACGTTCTCCGCGGACGTCGACTACGGGTCCGCCACGTTCAACGTCGTCAACGGTGCAGGTTTCCCGACGTCTGGTGCGCTGACCATCTCGGCAGGCACGGCGAACGAAGAGGACCTGATCTACACTCGGGTCGGGAACGTCTTCGCCGTCGTGCTGTCTGGCCTGACTTCGACCGTGCTGCGACGGAGTCACGCCGCCGGCGAACCGGTGGTCAGCGTCTCGATCCGTACGACGCTCGCCGCGCTGGTCAACATCGGCGACACGGTCGCGCACCTGTTCACCGGCACCGGCGCCGCATGGAACGCTTCTGGCGTCGTCATCTTCGACCGCAACCAAGGAACGCAAGAGAAGATCGCATTCACGCGCAGCGGTGACACGCTGACGCTCCTCACGCCCGCCGTGTTCGCGCACGCGCTCGGCGCGGTGGTCATCCAAGGAACAGATGGCACCGACCACGCGATCCCGACCGGCGCTCAACCGTTCGTGCCTCCTACGGTATCCTCCGCGCAGGTCAACTTCACGGTCACGCAGGCCGGCACGCTGTTCGACGGTGACTTCGTGTCCGGGCTCATCCCGGTGCAGTCCGTGCTCGTCGGTTCCGCGACACGCGTCGGCTCCAACCAGATCACGAAGTGGACCGGCGTCGGCCCGTTCATCGGCGCGACCGTAACGAACCCGGCTTCAGCCACACGCGGCGTCGACCGCGAAGGCGACGACGACTTCCGGCAACGTCTGAAGGACTTCCTCCAGAGCCTCTCGCGTGGCACGCCGCTGGCGATCACGACGTTCGTCAAGGGTCTCCAAGATCCGGACACCGGAGCATCCGTCGCCTTCGTGCAGATCGTCGAGCCGGTGCTTCCTGGCCGGAGCATCCTCTACATCACCGACGGCACGCTCGCGTTCTCGCTCGCGCAGCAACCGTTCCTCGGCCGCGACGTGATCATCTCCGACGCGTCCGCAGGCGACGCGCGCGGCAAGCTCGGGACGTACGGTCCACCGTACAACTACTCGACGAGCGCGCCCGTCGCTCCGCGCCTGTTCTCCAGCTTGAACACGGTGCGCGGCGTGTCGACGTCCGTCGGTTTCAACTTCCTCGAAGACACCGCGCAGACGATGACGCCTAACGCGTTCGTCGGCATGTGGTTGAAGACCGTCGACAACCAATTCCGGCAGATCGCTTCGAACACGGCTGTGCGTTTCATCTTCACGACGGGCGACAGCCCGAGCGCGGGGTCCTACTCGGTCTACGACTTCACCACGCCGCTCACACCGGGCACAGACTTCCAGTTCAACCAGTCGACGGGTGACCTGGAGCTGACCACGTTGCTCGCCACGCACGACGGGCTAGTCGCCGCGTCGGACGGCGCGTCACCGTCTCTCGGCGCGTACATGTATTCGAGCGGCCTCGCGGCGTTCGTACAGCGTTCGGTCAACGGTGATCCTGCCGACTTCAACGACTTCCCAGGCTACCGCGCCGCGGGCACGCAGGTGCTCGTCGCGGTGCCGACGACGCAGGCGTTCGCGTTCGTCATCCTGGTCGTGCCTGCCCGTGGATTCACGGTCACGCAGTTGACGTCCTCGGTGCAGGTCGCCGTCGAGACCTACGTGAACGCGCTCGGCATCGGAGCTGACGTGCTCGTCGCCGAGCTGATCGCGGTGATCATGGCGCTGCCCGGCGTGGCGAACACGCAGGTCATCACGCCGGCGGCGGACGTCTCCGTGCCGAGCGGCACCCTCGTTCGCATCACAGACTCTAACGTCACGGTGGTCTAATGCACGTACTTCACATACGCGAGGCAACATGAGTGGTGGACAACTTACCTTCGGAGGCGGCGGAGGAGGAGGCGGAGGAGGAATTGGAGTCGATCAGGACGGCTCGTCTATCGTTGCGACGGCGACCGTCGTCAACTTCATTGGTCTCGTCCCTGGTGCGGTCTCCGACCCTGGCGGCGGACAAGTTGATGTTGGTCCCTTCGACTATCTGGTCACGTTCGATCAGGACGTCTTCCCGGGGACGCCTTGCTACATCGAGCAAGGGGTACCGGTCGGCGGTGGTGCTGCGGCGGTCGCGTTCGCCGGCGGAAGCCAAGCTAATGCGGCGGTGGTCGGCTTCAGCCTCCAGGCGGCGAGCGCAGGGTCGACGGGCTACATCCGTGTCGGTGGCGTGCTGACGCTTACCGCGTTGCAGTGGGCCGTGGTCACCGGCGATCCCGCTGGGTTCCCCGACGTAGGATTTCCTTACTACCTCAGCGACACCGGAGCAGGCGAGCTTGTCTTCCCTGCTCCGACTACGAGCGGCTCGTGGTCGACCGCGGTTGGGATCCCTCTGTTTCCAACGATGTTGCTCATCCGTCCTGAAACTCCGGTAGCTATCCCATGAGACTCGGAGAAACTGACACGACGTTGATCCGCGTCCCGATCGCGATCCACAACACTGCCGGCGTGCTCGCAGGTGGTTGTTCTCCGTCGAGCGGACAACTCCTGACCAGCTTGAACGGCGCGGCGCTTTCTACTGCTGCGGGTACGCTCATCAACTTCGGGTCCGAAGGTTACTACTACCAAGGTACGGTCGGAGACGCCTCGGTCGAAGGAATACTCGTCGTGTGTGTGACCGGAGTGTCCGGCTTCCGTACAGAGATGGCGTTCCAACCGGTCGTCGGATCAGGCACGGCGGTTGGCATCCCGATCGTCATCTACGACACGAGCGGCAACCTGAAGACTGGTTTCTCGCCGACTTCTGGCCAACTCAAGACGACGAACGACGGCGTCGCGTTCGTTAATGCTCCTGGCACGTTCAGCGAGATGGGCTTCGGTGGTTACTTCTACGCGCACACCACGTCACCGGGTGGTTTCGTGATGCTGCGCGCCGCGGCCGGATCGATCTTGACCGCGTTGGCGTTCGGAGGAAGCGAGGTCGCCGACTGTCCATCTGGTCCCGGTCCTGGTTCCGGTGGTACGCCGGTCGTCACGATCGTGACGTCGCTGCCTCCATCGACTGCGACGACGCCAGTCGTGATCACGGTCGAGCCTGGAGGTGACCAACCGATCCGACGCGCGTGGATCGATCTGCACTTCCCAGGAATCGTTGGTGACGAAGTCGTGCACAACAGTAACCGTTACGGCGCCTACTACACGAGCGGCATCAACACACGCACCACGTCGGGCGACGGCGGGTACACGTTCACGATCCTGCGTGACGGTGGATGGCCTGTCGGTTCGTTTCCGCTTGCAACTTCGTTCGATGTCTTCGCGGTAGACACCGAAGGCAACAGCACCTAGGAGACGCATGCCGACGACCGACAACTACAAAGCGAAGGTGATGCGGCACATGCTGCCGCCTCCGTACAAGCAGGACATCGACTCGAAGATCGGCATCCTCCTCACGGTGATCGGACAGAGCGACAACATCATCGGAGGCTTGTTCGGCACGGACGACTTCCTGCCCGACGAAGACTGATGGGGTCGACAGATGCCACCGCCAGCCAGATCCAGCTCCTCCGTCAGGCGCTGTTGGTGAACTACGCCGTCTCGACGCAGCTCGACGCGAACGGCAACAACCATGGCGTGCCTCGGCCCGAAGACACGAACGACGACGAGCTTTACCGCAGGATCATCAAGGCGCTCGCGTGGCTGCCGAAGAACGTC